CATTCAACTTCAAGCGGCCCCGCTGCCGAGAGTACGTTCCTCATCCTCCACGTTCCAATTTCCGCGTTCTCATCCCCAGGTTCCCATCCGATGCTCCATCCTTGCCCGATCCAGTTTGTCGCCCCCATGTCCCCCGTCAGCGTCTCCCCGCGCCATTCCACCGCCGAACACACCCTCCATATCGCGCCCGTTCCGTCTATCCATTCCCATGCTCCTGGCACCATCAGCCGGTGCGCCGTCGTTCCGTCCATTTCGGCCGCAATCCTTCTTACCGCCTCTTCCGCTCCCTTTTCGATCCCTTCTCTTGCCTCGTCCCCTGTCACATATCCCTTGCCCTCCACCCAGTCCTTCGTCGCGTAGGGCGCAAGGTTCGTGCCCGTCATGTAGCCGCGCCCCTCCACCCAGTCCTTGGTCGCGTAGGGCGCGAGGTTCGTGCCCGTCATGTAGCCGCGCCCCTCCACCCAGCTCTTCGGCGCATAGCCCTGCTCCGTCACCCATCCCTGCGTCGCGTAGCCCTCGAGCGCCGAACCGTCCGCGAACCCCTGCCCCTGCACCCACGTTTTCGTCGCATAGCCTTCGAGCTTCGCGTCCCTGTCCGCCGCCGCCGCATTCGTCGCGCCTGCGATCTCGCCGATCACCCTCGTCCTCAACTCGTTCGTCGCCACTTCAAGTTCGCTGATCAGCGTGCGGCGCGTCTCATCCGCCGCCTCTGCGATCTCCTGCAGCAGCGCCTCCCCGTCGCTTCGCCGCGCCTCCTCAAGCTGGTTCGTGGTCACGAGACTGTTAAGGGCAACTGTAACGTTCGTGACCACGAAATCGTCGTTCCAGAGCGCGTCCTTCCGCGCGCCCTGCACCGTCACCTGCGCCGCAGCGACCATCGCCGCGAGCGCCGCTACCCCGCCGCTGACGATCCTCGCGATCTCGTTTATCTTTGCTCTCATTTCGCCCTCCCTGTACCGTTCCGGCAGCTCGTCCACGTGCGTCACCGGCACCTTCGGCGCCGTGTCTCCCCCTTCTCCGCCCGATCCGCCGCCCCCCTGCGACGCCCTTCCGCCCGGATAGAACTCCCCGCTCTCTTTCCGCTCATCCATAACCCTTTAACCTTTCAACTTTTCAACCTTTCAACCCTGCTGCGCCGCTACGCCGCGCACTCCCGTCCGGCCGATCTCGGCGTTCGCGCCGAACTGCTGCGCCTGCTGCTCCAGCGCCTCCATCCAGCGCTGCAGCATCTCGCGGCTCGTCTCGCCCATCTCCTCGAACGCCGCCGGGTTCTGCTCCTGGAGGCTCCGGTAGAAGTCGAGGCGCGCCTGGTAGTTCCAGCGTCCCTCCGTGTCCATCTGCGGCATCACGCCGGCCTTGATCTGCACGAAGTTCTGCATCTCGTCCTTCACGTCGTCCGCCGCCATCTCGCCCGGCGTCTTCATGCTCGCCTTGGCGACGCCCGGCAGCAGCTTGCGCATCGCGTCCATCAGCACGGGGTACGTGTCCAAGGCGTTCGTGCGGTCGAGCGGCTGCACGAGCTGCGCGAACGTCTGGAGCTTCTTGATGAGCCGTTCGTTGTCGAGGTCGTTCTGGTCCAGGACCACCGTGATCCCGAAGTCGCCCGCGATGTCCTCGCGCCTCAGCCCCTGGATGTCGTGCGCGTTCGTGATCCCGGCGAGCGTCTCGTCGCTCGCGTTGTCCTGCGTCACCTCCAGGAGCAGCCTGTACAGCTCCTGGAGCTGCGCGAGCCACCAGTTCACGATGTCCTGGCGCTGGCCGCTCGTGTCGTGGTCCTTGTCGCCCAGCCCCTCGAACTGGAGGAACTCGCTCTTGATCGCCTCCACCTGCTTGTCCGCCGCCGCCGGGTACTGCGGCGGCTGCATGAAGAGCGCGTCGTCGTTGTAGCCGCCCGTGATCTTCCGGAACGGCCCGATGAGCATGCCCTTGATGTTGCGCCCCTTGATCTTGATCGGCGGCTGCGCGCCCACGATCGCGTTGTTCGCCGCGCCGTCCCGGATCACCTTCGCCACGCCCTGCACGGGCGCGGACTCCTCCGCGATCCCCTCCGCGTCGATCACGTTCGACGAGTTGATCTCGCGCCGGAAGAGCACCGCGTCCCACTTCCCGCGCCGCGTCCGCGCGAGCCGCTTCCCGTACGCGCTCCCCTCGGCCTGCGAGAGGACGCACTCCCACCGGCTCACGCGCCCCTCGCCGTCCGCCGTCGCGAAGTGGCACCGCACGATGTCGTACATCTCCTTCTCCTCGTCGATGTACTCCGGCTTCTTCTGGTTGAAGATGTTCTCGCCCGGATGCTCCAGCGTCTCGCGAACCCACTCGCGGCTCCAGCCCTCGGTCGCCACCTTCTCCTCGAGCTGCGCACGCGTCATCCATTCGTGGTCGAACCACTCCGCGTAGTCGAACTCCTCCGTGAGCGTCGGCAGGCAGAAGTCGTCGCCGTAGCGGAGCGCGCGCAGCTCCGGCCCCTCGCTCTCCACCGACTCCACCGTGTACTCCACCTCGCCGTCGGGATCCTCTGCGACCCCTCTCAGGATGCGCTCCGCCATCCCCTTCTCCACGCCCTTCGCCGCCGCGACGAACCGCACCACCTCGCCGTACGCCCGCTCGAACGCCTCCGCATCCTGATCTGCGGCCTCCGTCCTGATTCGCGGGCTCCGTCCCGCGTAATCCATCCCTTGCTGGATCCCCTGCACCGCCAGCCAGTACTCGCCCTCGGCCTGCTCCATCGAGACCGTGCCGTCGGCCATCCGCGCCGCCACGTACTCCGCGTGCAGCGTCTCGAGATCCGTCTCCGCGACGGCCACGTTCACGCGCTTCGCCCAGATGACGCGCACCATCGCCACCGCCGGCGTGTCCCGGAGGTAGTACGTGAGCGCCGTCCTCAGCTGCGTCTCCCACTTCACGCCCATCCGGCTCACGGCCCATTCGAGGAGCGTCGTGAGCGCGTTCGCGCGGTCCTGCTCGCGCGGGCCCTTCGTGCAGGTGATGCCCACGCTCGCGGCCTTCGTCGCGTTCATGAGGAGCGCCGCGAGCTCCTTCACCGCCGCCTTGCCCCAGCGGAGCCGCTGGTCGCTCGCGCCCTTGAACGGGAACGCCTTGCGCTCGCCCCTGTCGCGCACCGTCCCGGAGATGTGCTGTCCCTCCCACTCGCAGTTGAACATCGTCGCCGCGCGGTCGCGCTCGGCGTAGAACTGCGTCGAGTTGTCGTGCCAGTACGTCAGGTCGTCCACGAGCCGCTGCCGCTCTTCGCGGCCCAGCTCCCTCTGTGTCCCTATGCGTCTCATTTCTCGCCCTTCCAAAAGGGCCCCGGAGCTTCAGCATGAAGGGGGGGGGGTGCTTCAGCTCCGGGGCCGCTTGGCAAATCGCGCAGCCGTATCAGGCCGCCACGTACTTCACCGCGAACTGCCCCGTCGGGTTCTTGCATCCGAGGCGAAGCGTCGCCTTGTGGAACCCGCGCGGGCCGCCGCCCCTGTTCTCGAGCATGTGCTTCTTGAGCGGCACGAGCGTGTCGATGGACCAGTTCTCGGGCTTGATCGCCACGCCGCTCCACTGCGGCACGTCGCCGATGCACTGCATCTTCGTCGCGCTGTTCACGATGTCCGCGTAGAGATGGTTGTCCGTCACCGCGCGGAACACCCCGCCGTCGAACTCGTACGTGTCGCACATGAACGAGATCGAGCGGTCCTTCAGGTTGCGGTTGTTCCGGATCGTCGTCTCCACGCCCGTCACCGTCGTCACCTTGTACGACCACGCGCTGATGAGCGCCTTGAGCGAGAGCCCGCAGAGGAACAGGAGCGAGATGTCGTCGTCGCCCGCCTGGAGCGCCGAGTTGCGGATGATCTCCGCCATCACGTCCTGGTTGAACGCGCTCGTGTCCTTCACGTTCCCGGCGAACCCGTAGCGCGGGCATGCCTGCCACGGGATCGTCTGCACCGCGTGCAGCGCCGCCGCGCCCGTCGAGTCGAGGTTGCTCACCGTGGCGCCCGCGCTCGCGCCCGCCGACGTGTCGGGCCGCGTCGCCGCGAGCGGCTTGAGCCAGCACGCGATGCCGCGCGTCCTCGGCACCGTGCTCGTGCCCGTGCCGCGCTCCACCGCCTCCTGCTCGGAGCCGAGCGTGTTCTCGATGGACTGGAGCGTGCGCTCCGCGTCCACGCGGATCTGGCGCGCGAGCGCCGCGTTCGTGCCCTTCTCGTTGTGGGAGGGCAGCTCCTCGCTCTCCTCCGTCACCTTGAACCCCTTCTTCGACTTGAACATCTGCAGCTGGTGCTTCATCACCAGCGTCGTGTCCGCGTCGAATCCGCTCTCGTCGAAGTCCGCACCTTCCTGCGCAGCGAGGTCGGCGGGCGTGATCGCGCCCTCCAGCTCCACCTCCTGCGCCCAGTTGACGGGCTTCTTTCCGCGCTTCAGGAGCGTCAGGAGCGGTGTCTTGTACTTCGTGAGCCTGATCATGCCGTCCATGTAGTCCGGCTTCTGCAGGTTTTTCTGGACCGTGTAGAGTCCTGCCATTTTCTAATTCTCCATTTCGGCGAGAATCATCGCCTCGGCGGATGCGTCGTCCGCGACGCTTCCCCAGTCGAGGTCTCTCTTCCCGCCCTTCTTCCTGTTGATGAACGAGAGGCCCTTCCGTGCGGGCTTCGCCGCCTTCGGGACCTTCCCTGCCTTGTGCGGCTTCCTCTCCGCACCCTTCCTTTCCCCGCCCTTCGCGCCGGGCTTCCAGCCGGCCTTCTGCGCCGCCAGCCCCAGCTCGAAGATGCGCTTCGACTTCTCGGCGAGCTCGCGGCGCTTCGCGCCGTACCGCTCGCGCAGTCCGTCGATCTCCTCTTCGAGGTCGTCGAGCTCGCCCTCCACCCACCGCCGCGAACGCGTCTCTCCGCCGATCTCGAACTCGTCGTCGTCGCTCCGCAGCAGCTTCTTGAGGTACTTCCGGGCGCCGGTCTTCGAGTCCAGCTCACGGATGCCCTTCGCCTCTTCCGCGCTCATCAGCTGCGGCAGGATCCCCGCCGACTCGGCGGCGGCCAGGATCGCCCTGCCGTCGTCTCCGCTGAGCTTGCGCGCCTCCTCCAGCTCGCGCTTGAGGTCCTTCACCTCGCCCGTGAGCTTTCCGATGCGCACCTTCGCGCGTTCGCCCATGCCCTTTCCGGCACCGTCCTTCGCGTCGCCGTCCTCTTCCTCGTCCTCGTCACCGTCTTCGTCCTCGCCGTCCTCGTCGCCGTCATCGGATTCGTCCTCGTCCTCGCCGTCTTCGTCCTCCTCGCCGGCTTCCTCCTCGGATTCCTCCTCTTCGGTTTCCTCAACGTCCTCGGGCTCGTCCGTGTTCTCGGGCGTTTCGATTTCGTCTTCGTTGTTTTCGATGTCTTCTGGTTTCATGTGCTTTCCTTTTCTTGCGCTGTTGACCGTTGCGCCTCCGTTATCCGCACCTGTTGAACGCCGTGCGACGCGATCCGCAGTTTCAGTTTGCCGAAGGTCCCCGGCCCTGCGCTTTCCGGCCTTCGATGCCCCCGATTATACGGCACCGCGCCCCGCGTCAATGCGCCGCGCGAAAGATTTTTTCATTTTTTCCGCGCCCGTTTGACATAGTTTGACATGGTTTCCCCCGCCCATTTCCTGTTAGCCGGAAGAAACTTTTGCTCGGCCCGGCCTCGCCCCGCCAGCTCACCCCCGCCCAGCATCGAACGATACCCCGCGCCGACGATCGAGCAACAGTTCGCGGGCGTAGGCGCGCTGTTCAGTTGTCAGGCATACGTCGAGGTATTGCGATCGCTCGTCAAGGACAGATCCCTTGGTCGCCCAATCTGGGATTCTCATTTTCCATCTCGGACGATATTTGCGTTTTCTTTTCTTGTTTATGTTTCGGACATTGTAGATGCGTTGCAATTCGCGTTCCCTGCTGTAGATGCCTGGATCCATTGCCGCCATGATAGATTTTTTTATGCGGCGACACTTGCCCCTTGCCTTGTCTTTGGCGATCTGCTCGGGGGTTCTGTTTTTGAATCGCAAGGCCGCGTATTCGTGGCGCTTCTCCTTCGGTCTTTTATGCCAGGCTTCACGGCATTTCTTGCGGGACTCTTCGATGTTTGCGTAGTATCGCTCGCGCGCACGTTTGCGCTTTTGTGCGAGCTTTGCTTCTCGACGTTTCGCCAAAATATCTTGTTCTTGGCACCGCATCACTTCACCCCTCTCTTGAAGAATTCCGCGATCGCCTCGTAGCGTTTCCGCTCGGCAGCCTCATCCATGACAGGCTTGAGCGTCCGTCTGTTGAAGTCTTCCATCTCCGACCGTGTCACATCCTCGGGGAATTTCTTTCCCCTCATGGCCAAATAGTCCGTCTCGCAGGTAATTCGCTCGCCGGAAGGCAGGACAATGCCCGCCGCCATGAGCATCTCCAAAGTCATCTCGCCCAAATTCGCACCAGTCCACGAACTATCTTCAGCGAGTGTAGGGAGGCGATCACTCCGCCCAGCTTGCGAAGTCTTCATCATCATAGCTTTCCTCACCCTTTCCCCATGCTCCATCCTTCATTTTACATTTTCCATTTTCCATTTTACATTCTTCTGTCGCCGCTTCCGCGCCGTACTCGAACACGCCGCTCAGCGCCGCGTAGCGGTCAAGGTCGATCCAGTCCTTCACGGCGCCCTTCTGTCCGTCTCTTCCCGTGTACTGCTCGTAGGCGAAGATCGTGTTCGTGCAGTCCGCCGTTACCTTGTAGCGCCCGGTCTCGATCCGGTCGCGCAGGATGTCGAGGCCGACGGCGATCTTCTGGCCGCTCGCCGGCACGAACCCCTCCGCGAGCTTCGCCACCTCGTCGAAGAGCGTGAGGTTCTCCTTCATGCTCATCTTCGACTGCGCCGCCGCTCGCGCGTCGATCACGCGCTCCATGATCGGCTCGCGCGTCCCCTGCAGCTCGCTCCACTCCTCCACGATCCCGATGTCCTCCGGCCATTCGAGCGGATCGTGCGTCTCGGCCCACGCCGTGAAGTCCTTCCAGCCCTCCAGCCGCGCCCACTCGAACTTGTACTTGAGAAAGCTCATGCCGAAGTCCTCCTGGCCGCCCGCGTACTCGCCGTCGTTCACGCCACGGTTCCTGTCGCTCAGCTGCGCCCACGGCGGCGGCACGCCCACGCCCGGAATCTCGTAGTTCCCCGGCCATTCGCGGTACTTGTACAGCACGTCCCCCTCCGGATCCCAGCCGTACCATCCGCAGCACCAGTTCCGCTCCGGCGCGGGATCCACCACCATGATGCGCACCAGGCGCTTCGGCAGTTCCTCCGGCGCGATCACGTTCCGCGCCCGGCTGAACTTCGGGAAGAGCCGCCCCGTGAGCTTCTCCGCGATCCCGTACACGCGCGCCTTGATCTCCGCCGACGCCCGCCGGTTGCGCGCGGCGCTCGCGATCACGCTCGACGGGATCCCGTACGGGTTGTCGCTGCCGTAGAACCAAACCGCCGCCGCCTGCCCTCCCTTGCACACCGCCACCCTCGGCACCCGCGCGAAGCTCCTGCCCGTGCGCATTGAAGAGTCGCACTCCCCATGACGATCGCCTTCCGTGTTCGCGCTGCCGTCCGGAGAGCCGCGCCCTTCAGGCGCGGCGATCCACCTCACGCACTCCTCCGGCCTCGCCTCCGGGATCTTCGGGTCGTCGCCCTTCTCCGCCGCCTCCATCAGCCGCCCGTACTCCTCGCGCGTGAGCCCCAGCTCGCTCCACGGCTCCGGCTCCCTGCCGTCCAATGGCAGCATGTAGGCCGTGTGCCACCACGTCACGCGCATCCCGTCGAGGAAGTCCGCCACCACGGGCGTGTAGCCGCTGATCGGCGTGAACGTCGCGAGGAGCGTCCCGCGCTTCGAGGCGAGACGGCTCCGGAGCGTCCCGAGGAACTCCATCGGGAACTCCTCGTCCAGCCATCCGAAGTCGTACTCGCTTCCCTCGATGGCCTTCACGTCCATCTCGTACGTCACGAAGTCGAGCGCGCTCCCGTTGCCGAACGTGATCTTGCTCCCGGCGAACCCGTTCTGCTCGGTGTAGCTGATGTGCTCGTCGATGCGCGAGGCCTTCTTCAGCGCGATGTTCCGCTCCTTGAAGTGCGCCGGCATGTAGTGCCACAGCCGCTTCATCTGCGTTCCCTTTCCCGTCTTCAGCGTCTGGAACCCCGCCACGATCCGCCGCTTCCCCTCGTCCGCGAACTGCATGGCGAGCTTCGAGGCGAAGTCCGTCTTTCCGCTCCTGTTCGCGCCCATGATCAGCATCTCGCCCACGGCGCCACGGAACCCCAGGCGCTCCCGGATCCTCTGCGCATACTCCTCCCACTCCATCCCCAGCGCGCTCCGCACGCGCCGCACCTCCGGCGGCGTGGGCCTTGCGCCGCGCAGCAGCGCCTTCGCGACGAGCCAGATGTCCGGCTCGTAGCCGAGCGTGTACGGATCGTCTCGCATCGCGTTCAGGAAACGCTCGCGCTCCCGCGCGAGCCGCCATTCCGCCTCCACCGGCGCAATCCCCTTCAACGCCGCGTAGCGTACGATCTGCTCCGACGTCGCCGGCTGCCAGTACGCGTCACGCATCGGCGTCCTCCCCATCCTGATTCGCGGCCTCCGCGACGCTTATTTCTTTCGCCATCTCGAGAAACGCCCGCTCCATCTCGCCGAACGCCGCCAGCCGCCCCTGCTCGAACGCGAACTGCTCCGCGTTTTGAACCGCCGCCATCTTCTCGGCGGCCATCTGCTTCCACTCCGCCACGAGCGCCACCGGCACGTTACGCTCCACCGCGTCGAGCTTCGCGTAGAAGCTCCTCACGTCCTCCTCCGCCACCTCCGGCTCCAGCAGCACGCGCTCCGCGCCGCCCGCCCCCCGCGAGCTCCAGCCGCTCCCATTCCCTCGCCCATTCCCCGCCGCGCCGTCGGAACGAGCGTCAGCGAGTGCAGAAGGCGCGTCCTCCTCCGCGAAGATCCGCCAGCAGATCAACGACACTCCCACTCCCGCCAGCACCCCCGCCAGCGTCGCCACTATCGTCATCGTCTCCATCTCATCTCTCCTTTCGTTTCGTTGTTAGTTGTTAGTCGGTGTCTGGTGCCTTGTGCCTTGTTCCTGGTGCGAAGCTCACGCACCAAGCACTAAGCACCAAGCACCCATCACCTCATCTCCTCCTCCGTGATCGGCTCCACCGCCATCTTCGTCTCGCCTTCGTACTCCGCATATCCCATCCTGATCCCCGTCCCGTCCTCACGCTCGAACTGCCCGTCCCACATCCCGCTGTTCGAGTTGTGGCGCGCGCGCTCCGCCTTCACGCGCTCCAGGTACTGCTCCTGCGTCTCCCCCGGGTAGCGCATCCAGCGCGTGCCGATGGCGCCCGTGCGCTCCAGGATCTCGTCGCCCGGATTGAAGAGCCAGTCGTCGCGGATTGTCGCGAACTGCCCCACGGCCACCTTCTTCGGGTGCTTCTCGTCGCCCAGCGTCTCGCTCTCTCCCTCCATGTCCCCCGGGCGGAGCATGAAGTACTTCGCATACATGATGAACGGCACGTCCCCCCGCCCGCCTTGCTGATTTTTGATCACGCTGAACCAGATCGGACGGATCCCGCCGTCGGCGATCATGTTCGGCTGCCCCCACTCCCGGTACATCTCCTGCGCCTTCCGGAAATAGTCCGTCTCGCTCAGCCGCTTCTTCGGGTCGAAGTACATCAGCTGCCTCGGCGGGTTCTCCTTCCAGTGCGCCAGCACGTCCTCGTCCTGGTACATTACGGCGACGCTCCGCGCCGCGCGCCCGATCTCGCTCGAGTCTCCGAGGTGGTCGAGGCGGGGCTTCTTCGAGCCTGTCTCCTTGTCCTTCGCGAACTGGTTCGAGAGCTGCACCAGGCACACGACGGGGATCCTCAGCCGCTTCGCGAGCTTCTTCATCCGCACCGTCGCCTCCTTCACCAGCACGTACGGCGCGTTCGCGCTCTTCATCTCCGGGTCGATGAGCTGGAGGTAGTCCACGATCACGGCCTTCCAGCCGAGCGCCTTCACGCCGCGCGTGATCTCGTACTCGAGCTGCGTGATCTGGTCGCTCTCCGTGATGCGCACCATGTTCTCCCCCGCCACCTCCTTCAGCGCCGCCGCGAACTCGTCCACGTACTGCGGCGCCGCCCCGAAGTCGAGCTTCGAGATCGAGAGCTGCGCCCTCACCGCCGCGTACCGCTCCGCCAGCGCGTCCGCCGGCATGTCCATGCACACGAACCCGTGCGGGATCCCGCGCGCCGTCCAGTAGTTCGAGACGTTCACCGCGAGCGTGGTCTTGCCCTGCGACGCGAGCGCCGCCCAGATGTGCAGCCCCGTCTTGAGCCCCTTGTAGATGATGTTCGTCTGGCTCCACGGCATCGGCACGCCCCTGTACTTCCCCCAGTTGCGCTTCACGAACCTCTCCTCCGAGAGCCACCGCTTCTCCTCCACGAGCGCCTCCACGTACTCGTCCACGCCGTGCAGCGTCTCGCCGCCGCCCTGCGCGAGCGTCTGGAGCTCCGCCACGCGCTTCGCCGCGTCGGCGACCATCACCTTCGCCTGCTGCGGCCTCAGGTTCGCGAGCTGCTCCCGCAACCAGCGGTGGTACTCCATGTACACCCGGCGCTCGAGGAGCGCGTCGAGGTAGTACTCGAAGTGCGCCGCCGTCGGCGTCCCGTCGATGACGTCCGAGACGATCACGCCGCCGCCTTCCCCGATCCGCTCCGCCACGAGGAGCGGGTCCAGCGTGCCGCGCTTCGCGTCCTCCTCCACGAGCGCCTCCCAGAGCCGTCGGCTGTTCCCCGCCGAGAACCACTTCTCGCTCACGCCCCGCCGCCGGCACTTGCCCAGCAGCTGCCGGGCGTAGTCGCTGTCCTCCTCCGCGCTCAGCAGGATCGCGCCCAGCACGCCCCTCTCAATCTCCTCCGCACTCTCTTCGCTCATGACGCCTTCCTCCGCAGTTCCTTGAACGTCCCGCGCTTCATGTGGCGCCGGTGCTCTTCCTTGAACCACGCAGCAATCTGCTTCGCCAGTTCCTGCACCTCATTCGGGGCCGTCTCGTTATGCTTCAGGTAGCACTGCTTCACCTTCCAGCTCTTGCGGTCGATCTCGATGTCGCAGAAGCTCGCGGAGTGGTTCTTCAGCATCACGATCAGCGAGTCGCCCTTGACGATCGCCTGTCCGTAGGTTCCGCATCCGACGCAGTTGCCCATCTTCCGGCCCTCGGCCAGCAGCTCCTTCTGCGTCTTCGCCAGGACGAGCGTATAGCCGCAACCCTTCAGGATGTCCGTGCGCTTCAGCGACTTCTGGAACGCCTCGAGTTCCTTGATCCGCGTCTTCATCGTGTCGCGGATCCATTTCTCCTCGGCCCGCTCCGCCGCCCGCTTCGCCCGTATCTCGGCCCGGGCCTTCTTCCTGGCCCTGGCCTCCATGTCCTCCAGACGATCCATGAACGCCTTGCGCCCGCCTTTCGTCGGCGGGTACGCCGTCCCCTCGTTGCGGAGGTCAAGCCCGCACCTGATCGCGTATTCGAGATAGCGCATGTATTCCTCGACGCGCACATGCCATTTCGGAAGCGTCTTCATCAGCCGGTCGTAGTCCAGCTTCACCTTCACGCGGTCGTTCCAGTAGCGCATGCGGCTCTTGACGTCGAGGATGAAGTTCCGGCGCTTCGCCGCGTACTTCACCGGCACGTCGTGACGCGCCGCGTAGATGATGTCCACCGCGTCGTGGTTGCCCGCCGCTTCCTCGCGGTGCGCGATGATCCAGTCCCTTATCCTCTTGTCCTTCAGGGCCTTTATCCCGGCAGGGCAGATGAGGGTGTAAAGACCCATCTTGGCGAGGAGTTCGATCTTCGGCTCCTGGCGGTACATGATGAGCCAGTCCACAAGCCCGGCCTTGCAGGGCGTGTCGTCGGCGTACTGGCAGTATTCGTACCTCGTCCCTTTCAGCGCATCGAGGTTTATCACCTCGTGCCAGGGGAACGTCAGCCCCATGTTGAACCGCCACTTCCCGCCGCTGTACCATCCGTCGTCGATCGGCTTTCCGATCAGCGGCCCCGTCTCGGTCTTGCCTTTCTGCCCGCGCTTTCCGCCGCCGGCCCAATCCTCCTCCTGCCATTCGACCACCCAGCCGCCCAGCCCGTGGTAGTCGATGTCGCGAAGTTCGAGCTTCCCGGTCTTGATGTGCCATCGGCCGACTTCCTTCACGACCTGCCTGTACGCGCGGTTGAGCCGCACGGCCACATGCACCACGCTCACTTCGATCTTGCCCCACTCCGGCGGCTTCTCCGCCGCACCGTTCGCGAAGACTTCCGCAAGCGTCCGCGAACCTTCTCCGGCGACGATGTAGTTGTACCGGAGCGTCTTGCGCGTCGGGCGCTTCTTGCCGTCGTACAGGTCGCTCCCGTGGCATGGGCACCACGCTTCCGTGAAGTGCGGCGCTCTCCTTCCGGTCACACTGCCGTACCGGCGCCCGTCGAAGTCATGTACCATCCGCTTCTTCCGGTCGAACGCCGCGATCTCCTTGACCTGCCATTTGTGAAGACTCATTTCGCACCGCCTTTCACCAGCATAGCCAAAAGCTCTGGAATATCCGATGCTACACCATCGAGTAGCTTGTACATCAACTCCGGTTCCATCCTGCAGAATGGCGGTATGTAGGCAATGACTTTCTTGCCGGCGCCCTTCATCCAGCCAGCCTCAAGGTGCGCGGACTTCCCGCACGGAAGTACGAGCACACATGCGTCGGCATCTTTCATTGCGTCCAAGTCACGGTTGAAGCCGAACTGAGCATAATCGTGTCCGAGTGCCGTGCGGTACTGGTCTGTGGTCCAGTTTTGCCAGTTCTTGTCTATCTCGCTCCAGTGCAATCCAACATTACCTTCTGCCGGGTGCTTGAAGTCGTAAACCTCATACCCAGCCTTTCGCAATTTGCACACCACATCCTGCTGATAATCGTTGCGCCAACTACTTGCCACATAAACTTTCATTTTTCCACCTCGCATTCCGTCACGTGCGACGCCAGCATGTCGGCCATGTGCGTAAGCAGTATCTCCCTCGGATGCAGTTTGATCACGGCGTCGTACTGTTTCAGCTCGTCCTTGTCGAGCCCGAACGCGCCCATGTGCCATGCGATGCAAAGCGCCTCCTGCGTCGTCAGGTCGATTCCCAGCTCCGTCATGGCGGCAATCACGCTCGTCGTGCCGTGCCCCTCGAAGGGCGGCGGCATCCAGCGGAACTTCCCCGGCTCCTGTTCGTCCGGCCTATAGCAGTAGCACTTCACGAGGTCGTGGAGCATCCCAATCCGGTACGGGCTTCTCGGTTTCATCCACTTGCAGCCGAACGGATCAGTCAGCCGCAGCATCCAGTGCGTCACGTTGACGCTGTGCCGCGCCAGTCCACCGGGATAGTTCAAGTGGTGGTGTATCGACGCCGGCATCCGCATGAATTTCAATGCGTTCACGAGGAAGTCGATCCTATCCGCCGACAATTCGGCTTCGACCAGGAACTTGTGCGCCTGATCCTTGATCTCATCGTCTGTGTAGTGCCCCCATTCATCCGTGAAGATGGATCCGCCGTGCCGGTGGCTTTCCACAAGCGCCTCGTAGTAGCTTGCCAAATCCTCGACAAGGATGCCTTTGTTAGGAACTACCTGTTTCACGCGATCATCGTAAAGCTCCAGCATCAGATGGTCTTTCTGGAAGACGATCTCAGGCACAAAGCCAAGGTTGGCTTCACACCACTTGCGTATGAAGTAGGAGGCCTCGTAGTGCTGATCTACCCCATATTCATTTTTGAGGATGATTCCTTGCTCTTCGAAGACTCCGTCTTCGTTTTGGCGCGGGGCAACTCGGGCCGTCAGTATCTTGATGCGCTTCCCCTCGGCGTGGAACTTCTTCGCAAGCCTGACAATCGCCTCTATTGGCTCGCCAATGTGGTCGATGCCCTGCCAGCCGTCGTATTTCGCCAGGGTTCCGTCAAGATCGAATCCGATCCATCCTTCGCCGTTCACTCCATGCGTGTCGCTCATTCCTTCACCTCGCTTTCATTTGATTTCAGCGACATGCGTTCACATGCCGCGTTGATTTTCCTGTAATCGTTAACCATTGCCAATATGCAGCCTCCGCCTAGCATGCTGCTGTCTATCATATGTTTGGCGATTTTTTCGATTTCATCGAGCACAGCGTCCGTCGGGCGGTAATCGAGTGAAGCTCCAGGCTCGTGGCTGTTAAGGGCATCCGCGATCTCTCTGGCGAAATCCTCCGTGATTTTCACGGCTGGATTCGCGGATGTGTCGCACTCAATCAGGCGCTTGGCGTCCGCTTGAAGCGCACCGTATTCAACAAAGTATTTACTCATTCCCCCACCTTGCCTTTCTCATGCTCTTTGCAGAATATCGGTTTATTCCACCGTACACCGAACGTCTCCACATCGCAGCCAAAAACATCCTCTGCCGTAAACTGCTTTCTCTTGTTGCACTCCGGCGCGTGGCACCAGGCGCTTAGACGTTCTATGTTAATGTCCGCCGAATAGATGAAATTCGTTGTGCATGTTTTCCTGTAAAGCGTCTCGACCGGCCCGCAAACAATCGCAATCCACTCGTTTTCCGGCAGCGAATCGTTTACTACTCGCGCCTTTACCGATTCCATTCCGTTGGTCACGATCATCAGCGCAACCACTAGATTAGTTATCACTGTCATTCCTGCACCTCGCTTTCCTGTTCCGGAGTTTCCAGCATTTCGAAGAAGAATCCCTGCTGCTGCTTCGGCTTCTTCGCCTTGGCCTTTGCCTTGGCTCGTTCTTTCTTCTTCAGCTCGCGAAGCTCCGCCTTTGCTTTCGTGCTGCCATGCGAAACACGTTCTTCAAGCCGCTCTTTCCTCGTCGTCGGCTTCTTCGACGCTTGCCGCGCCGGAGCCTTGGCGGAGGCGGCGTCCCAGTCCGCCGGCACGTCCTCGAACCAGTGCATGGCGATCGCGTAGATCGCAGAAGGGTCGATGTGTCCGGCACGGTTGCCGAGCGCCTTCCGAGCCACCGCCTCGATGAACTTCCAGCAGCCCTTGGCGTCCTTGCCCTCGGCCTTGCATCGGGCCTTCAGCTCGTCGGTCGCGTTCTTCCGGAAGTAATCCTCGACCGCCTTGATCGGATCCGTCGGATCGAGGTCCTTTACGTCCTTGATGAAGCACTGCACGGCCTCCTCCACGTAGTCGCGCTTCTTCGTTCCCGTTTCAGGCTTTTCCGTTTCCGGATCAGGCTTTTCCGTTCCCGTTCCGTCGTAGCCGGTCGCCTTGTCGATAGCCGCCTCGAGCACGGTGTTCGTTTCCGTCTCGCCCGGCCTGTTCGCGGCCTTCTCCTTTTCCGAGAAACCTTCGGCCTCCAATGGCACACCGTCACCATCCAATTCTACCTTTTCGCTCATACCTCAGCCCTCCTTTCTGTAGGGCATGATGACCGCAACCCAGGGCACGGTGCACGTCAGCTTGAACGGTGTCGAGTTCCCGCAGTCGGTGTGAAGTATAAATTCGTCGTCGTCGATCACCTCCAGCGCGTCTTTCATCAGGCGCGGGTTCACGCGAAACTCGCACTTCACGTTGTCCATGTCTTCGACAGGCATGTCCGTCTTGGCGGCCGTGATGTCGTTCCTCGCCTCGAACGTGGCCCTGCCGTTCACAATCGTGATCTTGACTCCGCTCGTCTCGTCGCTTGCGAGTGCCGCGCGGCCCATCGCCTCCAGGAACATCATGCGCTTCATGCGGATAAGGTGCGTGTCCCTGTTGTCCTCCGGCACTACCTTGTGCCAGTTGGGATAGGCTTCCGCAAGAACCTTCGCCGTCATGCCCCATTTGTCGCCGACGATCCGCACCGCCGAACCGTCGAACACCATGTACACGTCGCCCTCTGACATGCGCTCCAGAAGGCCGTAGAGGATCGAGACCGTCTTTGTCGGCAGGGTGATGTTCATCCCCAGCATGGCCTTGTCCGTCACGTCTATGCGCTCGACGTGCGCAAGCCGTCGTCCGTCGGTGGCCGTCATGCCGAGCTTTCCGTCCTTCAGGTCGATGTTCACGCCCTTGAGACTCTTGCGCGTCGCGTCCGTCGAGACGGCGAAGCGCACCTTCCGCAGCATTTCGCGGAAGAGAACCGCGTCGATGTGCAGGGCCGCTTTCGCCTCGTCCTTCGGGCCGGCCATCATGGGGAAGTCGATCGCCTCGCCCGCCGCGAGCTTGAACACAACCCCGCCTCCCTTCATCCTGACCTTCTTCCCGAAGTCGTCGTCGATTTCCACCTTGCCCTCTGGCATCGCGCCGACGAACGACACGAACGCCGTGCCGGGCACGGTCACCGTTCCCGTGTTTTCGATCTCGCCCTCCTCCAGCCGCCATTCGACCTGGACGTCGCCGTTCGATCCAGTCGCCGACATGCATCCGCTCGCGTCCAGCCTGATCTTGCTGAACGCGCTAAGGCCGTCTTTCGAGACAAGCCCCTTGACTGCTTGGGCCGCTTCAGCGAGCTGCGCCCTCGTTATCGTAGTTTTCATTTTTATCACCTTTTTTCCTTTCCGATCTTTATAGCGAGGCTCCTGCGCGAAAGCCGTCCTTGTTCTGGTAGTCGCGCCCGATCTTTAGCACTTCTTCAACATTACGGCAGAGTTCAAATTTTGTATCTATTTCAGACATACCCATATCTCCACCCATACTTCAGCCACTCACCAAATGACATTTCGCAGTCGCACTCCAGCCACCGCGCATACCGTGCCGACGAGCGTTTGAAGCTCGACAGGCTTCTGCGCGGCTTCCCCTTTGCCACTCTGGCGGCGTTGCGCTTCTCGCGCCTTGCGACTTCGCGCGCCTCCGCCCGTTTACGCCATTCCGCCTCGGTCTGCTTGTTCACCCAGCATCCGCCCTCGCCGCGATACCATACGTCCGCGTCGTATTGTTCGCCCGTGTACTTGTCGATTTGCATGTTCATCCCTTCGCCTCTCTTTCGACTGTTTCATGCGCCAATCGCAACGCAACGAGCCACAGCATCACCCGTGGGGACACGCGCTTGCCGCAGTCGTAAAACCATTCCAAATAGTCGTGGTCGATCTTCTCTTCAAGGTCGCGTTTCGCATCGGAGGACAGCGTAATGCCTCTCACGTCATCAACCTCTACGCCGTCATTCCACATGCCCATGTGTTCTTCAAGAAACTCATCGGCGGTGTCTATGCCGTACTCCTTGCAATGCTCCTTGAAGTCCTGTATGAACAGGTCGGAATCCCAGCAGTATCTATCGCTGGAGGCGCGTACCTTTTCAAGGAAATATCCCCAGTTTACGCTGATCGCCCCGCTTTCGTCGCGGCGCGTGAAACACTTCGCCATGCCCTGTAGCGTCGCCCTGCATGTCGGATATACAACGGCTTCGCCAAGGTCGCCCGTGATATAAACCCTGTCGTAGCGTTCGTGATCGAACACAATGCGCATGGAATAGCAAACCGTATCAGGGTTGCGGAAGTCGAGAACGTCTATGCCGTTCAAACCGACCCTGAACTTCGTTTCGTGTTTGCTGAATGCCTTTACGGCATCCGCAATTTCTTTTTCTTCGTATTCTTTGTAGTTCATTTTTGTTGCCCTTTCTCAAGTCCTCACAGCGATGCTCCTGCGTGGAAGTCGTCCGCGTCCTCAGCTGGCCGCGCCCGTTTTTTTTCTGGCGGTTCCTTCTTCCAGTCTCCGCCCCAGAGCCAGTTCTTGAGCTGCGGCGCATACCGCCCCCCTTCCGCATCCCACACGCCGCTTTCGATCCACCTCCTGTGCGACGCCTCGATCTCACCCAGCAGATGCTCCGCGCCGTTCTCGCCGCCGCCGTTTTTTTTCAGGTACCTCACCAGCGACCTCGGAAACGAATCCGTTCCCGCCGGGTTCGGATGCCGCGCCTCCATCCTCGCCGCCACCTCCGCGACCGTCACCTCCTCGTCCGGCTCCGCATCCTCCCTGTCCGGCACGTCCTCCCCCTCGCCTTCCGGCTGCTGGATCCCCAGCATCGCCTCCACATCAACCTCTGGAGGAAACCTTAAATTCCCCTTTGGGGATATAGGGGTATATATATTCTTTCCTTCTTTCCTTCCTTCTTTCAGCACGATTCCGTTTTTGTCCGCGTCCGTCACGGTTCTGTCACGGTTCTGTCCGGCTTCTGTCACGGTTTTGTCACGGTTCTGTCCGCACGCGTCACGCGGACAAGGGGTTTTTTCCATCTTGTTCCGGTGCCTGCGCTGTCTCTCTGCATCGTTCGCACGCCGTTCTTTCTCGTTTTCATCGAACTTCAGGGCCGCAACCGCTATGGATTGCACAACTGCGTCAAGAATTCCTGTCGGATCTTTGACCGCAAGCGCCCCCATTTCGCCTATTGCGACCCGAAATGCGGCTCCAAGCACCGCATCCATCGTCTTGTTCGGGAGCCTTTTCAGCGTCTCGATATGCTCCTCCCGTATCAGCACACCCCTTGCAACCGGTCTTCCCATCTCTCTTTTCCTCCACTTGAAACCTCTAATAATTCTCCCTGTTGAGCGCAGGGTCGAACGCCAGCCCGCCGCCGATCAGCCGACAGTCCAGCTCGTCTCCGGCCCGGAGATACCAGGCGTTGCGGATTCCGCGTACCGTCACGCACGTCCCGTCCGCCACGCGCCTCCCCCGCACCACATCCCCGTTCAGGACGCGTCCTGCCACGCGCACCGTCACGATCCCGTCTCTTGGCTCCACCGGCTTCAGGTGGCTCAGGTCGGCGTACCGGTTCCAGCTGCGGATCCACGCGGCTGTCATGCCGGCTTGCGCGCCCGCCACGTCCCAGTCGATTCCGCGACGCTCCTCCGTGCGCCGCTTCACGAGTTCGCGGCGACGCAGCCCCAGCAGCGCGCACACGTCCGTATCGTCGAAGATTATAGACCCTCTCTCCGGTCTGTCACTGCTGTGGTTCGTCTCCTCCGCAGTCTTGAGGTGCGCGCAGTCCAGTGGTGCCGTTTTTTCTACTTCCGGCATTCGAGCCCTGCTTTGTCCCTGCCCTGGCGCATCCGGGCATCCCGCTTTCTTTTCTAAGGCACGGCGAGCGGCCTCCGCGTCTCTTCCTGTCTCTTTTTTCGTGCCTGGGCCGACAGGAGACTCCCAGTGCCTTCTTCTGAAGAATGTTAGCGCCATCTTTTTTTCCTCTTCTCTTTGCTCGCTTTTTTCAATGCTCGACTCTTTTTTCCTCTTCCGATCCTTCAACCGCAAAGCTGAATTCAAGTTGCCTCCACTCTCCTCGAATGAATTTTATTTCTGCCGGGGGCCGTTCTTGGGGGTGCCCTCCCCCCCCCCGCCTATCGCCATCCTCTGCGCGATCCTCTGCCGTTCTCTGGCCATGCGCTGCATGTTTTCTGTTCGTTGTTTTGCTACCATTTTGGCAACCTTTCATTATTCCTGTGTAATTTGATGCGTGTTTAGTTCAGTTGAATTGAATAATCTGCTTTCATTGCCCAGATGCACCGGCATTATCCTCGGCTGATTCGGCGCATTTGTCTTGGCATTCGTCGCGGCTTGAACAGGTTGCGGGCGCCGCGTTTTCATTGCCTGATTGCGGCGCGGGAATTTTTTCCCGCCCGAACCCATCATCGGACCATTCCGCGATTGCGTCTACATATTCGTTTTCGTCCGTGTTTCTATTCGTGCTGGTGCTTGGCGGTACGCTGTCGTTCGACATTTCATCCAGTATTTTGAGTATTGAAGCGATCTCTTTCGCTGAAGTTTTCAACATGGCGTTTTTGTCAAAAAAGCGCGCGCGCAGCGCTTCTCGTCCCATTCGCTTCAGCTGCTCTATCTCCGCATTCGCTTCTTCTTTCAGCTTCTGCACGCGCTCTGGGTGCATCCGTAGTTCTCTTACCTCGATCGCCGACAACGTGTTTGGCGACATGTGCAGCCATCTGCATATCGTTCTTCTCGACATGTTTTCGGCAAAAAGAAGCCGCGCGGCGAGTTCGTAGCGCTTCGGATCGTATGCCGCCACTCGTTCTGCCGTGTACACCGGCATTTTATCTATTTCAGTTTCCGAGGCGGCTGTCGCTTCCATCTTCGCTACCGCATCTTCAAGTCCAGGCAGTGTCGGCGTTTCACTCATCCGAGAAGGACCTCCTTTTCCAGTCTGTGCATGAATTCAGCGAATGACAGAACATATATCCCCTTTCGCGACCCGCGTCTGAACCATGGCAGTCCAGTTCTCCCGTTGCTCGCCTGGTATTTGTTGCAGGCCGACTCGATGAAATCATTTGAGAGACCGCTCGCCTTTGCCAGCTGATGCACCGAATAGACTTGCGTCAGATTCACTTTGGGGAGTGACGTCACGCCGTTTTCGCGCAAGTCCTCTATTTCGTTCTTCTCATCCATCATTTACCTCCAGAATGTTCCGAGCGCCGTTCCGAACATCTTTGCGAGCGGAAAACCTATCGCGATTCCGCACGCGATGATTGACACCGGCTTGACGAACTCCTTCCACGCCGAATGGATCAGCGCGCTTGCACCTTCCGCCACGCACCGTGTTGCATGGTAGTAGGGATGTTTCGCTATGCTGTAGTTCTTCATTGCATCTCCTTTCCGCTTAAATCACTCCCGTAGAGTGCAGTGCGCTCCTGATCACGTCTGGCGTCGAGACTCCATTGGCCGCCGCGAACGCCTTGATCTTCTGCGCTTCGCTTTCCGTCGTCCTGTAGGCCAGCACTTTCGACAGCGGCTCTCGCATCCGCTTCTCGATCTGCATCTCCGCTTTGGCGTCTTCTGCATCTTCAGCCATCATTCCTCTCCTTTCTTCCGCACTCTCATTTTGCCTTGCTACTCGCTTGACTTTTCTTCTGTTTTTGGTTATCTTGTTTTCGCTCTGTTGTACAGAACGGCGCGTAAGATACCACAAAGCGACAACCGTGTCAATCGGAAAGGATTAAAATTTTTATGGATGTCTTTATTGACAGAATGAATGAGCTTAAAGGCTCAATGAATGTTTCGGCCTTTGCTCGTAGGGCTAACATACCTCAACCTTCAATGGATAAATATCTTAAGGGGCGTTTGCCCTCCATTGAAATTCTCGAGTCCTTATGTTGTCGCTTTGGAGTATCCGCCGATTGGCTTCTCGGCCTCTCCGACGATCGGCGCGGCGGCACTCCGGCCGGAGTCGATGCCGCAACGTCCGAACTCAAGCAGAAAATCCACGACCTTGAAGTCGAGAACGCCGCCCTGCAGAAAGCTCTTTCGCTCATCGGGGGGCGTCATGTACCCGCTGCCAAAACTGGTGGCGCTTCTGCCATCAAAATTGCGTGAGGTCTTATGTCTGATGACAGCAACCTTATTGAAATGAATTGCCCGAAGTGCAATCAGCCGATTGCATTTCTTTCTAAGGATGCTGGTCAAAAAGGTAAATGCCCGGATTGTGGTGCCCGTTTTATTATCCCAGCTCGTAATTCTCAATCACAGGTCATTCCGAAAATTGATACTTCTGATCTGCCTCCTTCTAAACCTAAACCAATCTCCTTTCTGCTTCCTTGTTCTGATCGATCTTCTCTTGATAATCCTCTTGATATCTTTTGTCCCAGATGCCATAAGCTCTTGACCTTTAGTTATGACGATTTGTGGAATAAAGGAACATGCCCTGATTGTGGTTCTTATTTCACTATCACTGAACCCGATCATGTTGCTCAGTATCTTGCTGATGTTAAATCTGGTGTAGTTCGTTCTGATGTTTCCGATTCTTCATGTGTACGTTCTTACCCTTCAGTACATTATAAATCTATGTGTCTAAGTCCTAATCCCGCTTTTCTTCGCTCTTCTCCTTTTCGTTCGTTCTTTGCCGCCTTTTCTGATGTTATTGGCCCTTTCTTATTTTCCGCTGTCTTTCTTACTCTCCTTATTTATAATTTTTTGGATTCCTGTAATGATGATCAACTTCATGGTTCTCGATTAACCGGCTCATCTCTTATTTGTATATCATTCCTCTGCACATTTACATTTGCATCTATTGCCACTTTCTTTCTTTTGATATTTTCTACCTTTTTTAATTCTCGCCCTTCTGTTTCTCCTGCTCAATCTCTTATGGCCTTTCTGCTTTCCCTGCTTTTCTTGATTGGTTCCCTTTTCCTGAAATTCAGCCTTTAAGTCGTTTGCATTTCGTATCACTCTCTAATTTCTATCCTTCTCGTTACCTTATTTTCGACCACTTGACCGGCAAATGTCACGCCCCGGAGCTCTGATAAAATCCTGATTAAAAATTCTGTAAAATCTTTATAGATTTTCCATATAATTTTCCACTCCCTATATTGCTTTCAATGGAGTAATGGTGTATAATACTGCCATTTTTCAAGAAACAAATGGAGTTGCGTCATGGATGATTTTGAAAAATTGATTAGAGATTTTCCACACATTTGTTTTAGAAAGCGGTGGGAGATTTCTTCTGATATGCACTATCTGCTTGGTGCCTGTGATGCCATTGTGAAGGCATTGCGTTACCTTCCGCTTTCGCCTCAAATCCGGCAGCACATGATGGAGGTCTCTCTCATAAAGGGTGCGATGGCTACTACTGCCATTGAAGGTAACACTTTATCTGAGGAGGAGGTTCGCGCTATTCAGGCTGGGAATGCCAACATTCCTCAAAGCCGGAAGTATCAGGAACAAGAAGTCCGCAACGTCCTTGATGCTCTCAATGCCATCTATGATGATGTTGTCAAGGCGCATAAGATATCTCCTGTCACGCCCGATCTCATTAGGGCTTTCAATTCATACGTCGGCAAGAATCTTGGCGATTCGTTTCAATCTGTCCCTGGCATGTTTCGGTCTTGTGAAGTTGTTGTCGGCACTTACCGCGCACCTGATCATCGTGCTGTTCCTCGCCTTGTCTCTTCGATGTGTGACTGGCTTCGAAACGAGTTTGCCTATTCTCCTGAACAGCGTCCGGATTTTAGGAATGGCATCATAGAAGCCATTGTCGCTCATGTGTATCTCGTGTGGATACATCCTTTCTGTGACGGCAATGGGCGCTCTGCGCGTCTCCTTGAGTTTTATCTGCTTTTGCGTAGCGGCATCCCCAACACCTGCGCCCATATTCTTTCCAACCATTATAACAACACTCGGTCTGAATATTATCGCCATCTTTCGGCTGCAGGTCGAACAGGCGATCTTACCGATTTCATCCAGTACGCGATCATTGGCCTTCATGATGGCCTTCTTGATGTTCTTTCGCAGGCTCAACTTCATCAGATCGAATCCTGCTGGCGCAATTATGTTTATGATACTCTTGGTGCTAAGCGTCTTACCCAGAATGTCCATGACAGGTACGCGAAATTGCTTACGCACTTGGACATATTCGCCTCTTACTCTCGAGAGCAACTTGCCAAATCTTCAGTGGAAGTGGCATCTGTTTATGGCGGTTCTGATCGTGGCATGATCCTTCGTGACATTAAGGCTCTTATTTCGTTTGGACTTCTTGAGGAGAACGAAGATTCCACTTATTCTGTCAGGACTAAAGAACTTGTTGACCGTCTTCCTAAGCAACGAACTTTCGACAGTTTAAAATCATAATCAAGTTCTCAATTTTTCACTAAGCGCTTTTAGCGACGCGACGTCGCAAACTTCCTCTAACGCCGCCCATTTCGGGCGGCGTTTCTGCTTATTTGCCTGTCATTTGCTCATCTTCTTTGCCTCTTTTACGCGCCGTTCTGTACAACAGAGCATTTATCTCATTTTTCCGGATAGATAATGAACTTTCATGTGGCAACCTTGGCAACCGTTGCCAAAAATCAGATGACGAAAATGCCGGGCTTTTTTGCCCGGCTTATATCGTGATTCTGGATTCTCCCGCCTTTTTATCCGCTCCTACAGCAGCTCCGCGATATCCACTCCGTCCTGCTCGATGGCCTGACTCGGATCGGCGTAGTAGTACGTGACGGTTTTCAGATCGTCTCCAGATATCGCGCTTGCCATAGCCGGTCCTCTGCTTTGGTAGATGTGGTCTATGCAGATCTTGCGCAGCTCGTAGCTTGCCTTCTGCGCTTCCGGAAATATCTTGCGCAGTTCTTTGTTGATGCGCTGATAGGTCATGTGCCCGAACGGAATGAGTTTTTTGCTCTCACCCTCACCCTTGATGCGCCACCATCCGATTCCGCCCCTGCGGCTTCTGTACGCCTCGCCTTCCTTGAAGTCGAGATTCGCCGCTTCCTCCATTGTGCGCTCCGTCGCCGACTTGATTGACTTCCTCGCTTCTTCAATGCGCTCCCAGAGCGTCGGTGCCACTGGCCATGCTACGCTCCGCCCCGAACTCGTCGAGGTCTTGTGCGGCGTGTAGCACAGCACCATGCGCTCCACCGTCGCGCCCTCTTTCGTCTTGATCGTTCGCTTCTGGAAGATGTCTGGCGCCGCCTTCTCCGCATCTCCATTGCGCATGGCGAACTGCAGCATCATTGTCGCCGCGAGCCACAACCTTTTATCCGGCGATTTCCACAGTTCCTCATACCATGCCCCCACCTGATCCAGCTGCTCCTTCGTTGGTCGTGCATAGCGTTGCGGTTTCATGTTCCGCTTCGCCGGCAGCACGAACTGCGGCGGCTTGAACCCTTCCCGGCGGTAATACGGTCCCGCCCAGCGCGCCGATGCCGTCTGCATCGCTGCGGCATACGTCCAGGCCGTCGTCCTTGCCCTTCCGTTCTTTATGAGTTTCGTGATCGTCACGTCGAACAGATCCGTCGTGAGCTTCGAGCAGCGATCCGTCTCCGCCAAACCCGCTGCGCAGATAAACTGCGTCACCGCCTTGAGCGTGTTTGTCACCGTCGTCTCGGACGGCTTTCCGCTTTTCACCCTCTCAAGCTCTGCCGCCTTCGGATACTCCTTCATCAGATCGGCGAAAGTCATTTCCTTCAGACCTTCCCGCTTCTCGATATACGCCTGGTTGATCCGGCTTGCCGACCAGTTCGCCGCCTCCTGCTTCAGCGCCTTTGTCGGACGTCCCTTCGCATCAAGCGCCATCGCGCCTTGTACTGTCGCCTTCTTGATGATGCGCTTTCCGTTGAACATCCTGCGGAAATAGACGATGCCAGGATTCCTCTCGCTGCGCCCAACGAGATAGACGCCCGGCATGACCGCCTCGAACTTCTTTGCCATGTTGCCCCCTTCAATCTTTCTATCATCCGGCACCGCCTTTGGCCGACTGCCATTTTCGGTAGCCAAATTGAACCCGAAACCATGTCAAACCATGTTAAACAAGGTTTCCCCACTGGCAACTAATATACCACATCGACCCCATAAAAACAAGGGGAAAACCGAAGTTTTCCCCTTGTTTTCCATAACTGTAGTTTTACTCATCCAATTGAGCTACAGTCGCTATTATAACCCTTGTTTTTGTAGGCCTTTTTGAGCGGTTGGCAATCTGTATGCCAATTTCGCTTTTCAACCCGCCAATTTCTTGGGTTCAGATGCGTAAGATACCACATCGCCGTTTTCGCGTCAAGTGTCAAAACGGACATTCTCCTTCCGTCGCCTTTCGGATTACATATTCCCTTATATCAAAAAACTTATCGTACAGTTTTGCAACCGCTTCCATGATTTTTGCCAGCGGTTTCCAGAACAAACATTTCACCATTACTCAACCTCCCATCCGATGCCTGATAGGTATCGTTCCATGCCTACACGCTCCCGCTCGCTCACCGTTTTGTTGAACACATCCAGTATCGGCACATTCTCTCTCCCCATCTTCTTGGCCGCCGCTTTGAGTTTTCTGACCAGTGCCTGTTCGATCAGCGCCCGATCCATCTCGTCCCATCCGTTCTCTGCTACCGCCTCGTCCAGCACCTTCGAGTAGTCCACCGCCACGTCCATATCCTTCAGCTGCATCCTGAGGCACTTCATCGCCACCACGTCCCTTGCCGCCTTTTCCCCCGCCTGCAGCTTCTCGAGCCTTCTGGCGATCCTGGCGTCGCCGTCGCAGTTCATGTAGAACATTCCGCTCAGCATCGAACTCGCCATCGGCACGTAGTGCAGCGCGCGGAATATCGTCCTGCCGCCCACCGGCATCTCCGCCGCATCCTTCGGATCCGCCATTCCCATCACCCACTTCCCCTCGTCCGGCACGTCCCCCGCGTCCTCGTCCCATGTCGTCGCCGGCACCACGACCTGACCACCCACGTCGTTCCATGCCTGCTTCATCGTCTCGACGAAGAAGTCCTTCGCCTGGCTCCAGCTTCCGAACCTGTTCTCCCACACGGCCTGCCCGTAGGTGTTCCTTTTCGTGAACGTGTTGTACGGGTTCTGCAGCCAGGCATAGAGCGTATCCTTGCCCAGGTTCCAGATCATGCTGCCCCTGTAGATGTCCGGCGCGAGTCCGCTGTCCATCAACGTCGCGACGCCCGCCTCCACCGGCGTGTACGCGCCGTCGATCGGATCGTGCAGCCCCGCCCGTTTTGCGGCGTCGCCCTTCAGCAGGTACCGCGCCACGGTGTCCGTGAGCGGCATGATCATCCGGTCCTCGTCGCCCCTCGGCATGTTGATCCCGAACGAGCACCACTTCCCATAGAGTCCGAGCGGCACGATGTCGTAGTTCCTGAGCCGGTAGTCGCTGATGCACGCCCGCGCGCGCGCCATCCTCTTCCCGAAGCTCTCGAACCCGTCTATCGCCTTCTGCGCCTCCTCGTCGTCCCCGAACATCCTCCGCGCGATCGCCGCCACGAGCGCGTAACCTCCCGCGCCCCACAGCGCGATCTCGGCCATGCGCCCCGCGATCCGGTGCGACGCCTTTCCCCACCACGCCTTCGGATCGGTCTTCATGCTCTCGACCGTGCGCCACGCGCCCTTCATCCCCACGTTCGCGAACGGCCCGAACGGTATCGCCTCCAGCACGTTCATCCACCGTCCGCGCATCTCGTATCGCGGGCTCCCGGCCATCGTCGCGGTCAGGTAGTCCACCTCCTTCTGCGAGTACCTGAACTCCCTGCCGTCCGCCGCCGCGTTGTTCCGCGCGCGCGCGGCCGCCAGCTCCGCGACGATCTTGATCCGCGCCTCCTCGAACGTGTTGAACCGCCTCACCGTGTCCGCCAGATCCTTCGCCGCCCGCGCCGCGCGCCGCAGCCCCTCGAACCTCTCGCCCGTGAAGTTCGTGCGCATGTCCAACGCCGCGAACACCGCGTCCAGGTCCGCCCGGTCCGCCTGCCCCGTCATCATGCGCCACTGCCCGGCGAAGATCGGCTTCCTCATCATGTCCCGCGCCTTCGCGATCTCCTCCATGATCGCCTGCGCCGCCGCCAGATCCCCGTCCGCCGCCGCCGCGTCCGCCCTCTCTGCAAGGCTCCGTATCGCCTTCGGATCGAACATCAGCTTCGCGATCCGCGTCGCCTCGCCCATCCAGTACATCGTCGTGTTCTCGCCCCATACGAGACTCATCGCCCGGTTCCTCACCACGCTGTCCGGCAGCCGCACCACCGCGCGCTCCATCAGGTGCTCCGCGAGCTTCGCCACCGGCCCCAGCCCAAAGTACCGGCTCGCCGTCTGCAGCTTCGACTCCCTCATCCACGGTATGTTGTTCTCCACCGCCTGCCGGTTCCGGAACATGTTCCGCCACGCGAACCTCGGCGAGTACTGCGTCAGCACCGCGCTCACCATCCTGTTCGCCTTCACGAGCCCCGCCACGTCCCCCTCGCCCATCGACTTGAAACCCTCCGCCGCCACCTTCGGCATGATCAGCAGCTTCCTCTCCCCGTTCCGCATGAACGCCACGCTCCCGTACCGCTTCGACCCCTCGAGCGCCCGCCCCAGGTTCGCGTCGCTCACCTCCTTGAACCCCTCCATCTTCAGCTCGCTCGCCATGTCCGCGATCTGCGTCACCAGCGCGTTCCTCCGCGCGAACTGCAGGATGTGCATGTCGTGCATCATCGTGTACGCGAGCGGATCGCCCGTCGCCTTGAAGCTCCCCTCCAGCGGCTTCGCGAACACGCTCCCGTCGCTCCCCCCGTGGCGCACACGGTGCATCTCCACCATCAGCTCGATGTCCCCCAGCACATCCACCTGCCCCGGATTCTTCCTGAGCCATTCCTCCCGCGCCGCCTTGTACTCCTTCACCTGCTGCGCCGAAAGGATCCTCTCGCTCCGCACGTAGTCCGCGTTCCGCTTCCACGCCTCCACCAGCGCCGGACCGAACGCCGCCGCCACGTCCGGGTTCTCGAGGATCGCCCTGCGCCTCTCCTCGCCGAACCTCCGCTGCGCGCTCTCCAGCTTCGCGAAGTCCGCCTCCCCCAGCCTTGACCTCATCCCCTCGATCACCTTGTTCGCCTCCTGCGGCGACATGCCGAACGAGTCCGCCCGCCCCTGGAGCGCGATGCACCACTTCGCCTTCATGTACGTCCGCAGGTCCTCCAGCTCCACGCCGTCCCGCGCGATGTCCCCCATCACCCGGTTCGCCACGTTGAGCGCGTACTCGCGCTCCATGCCGCCGCCGCGCTGCTTCTTGAGAACGCCCATCTTCAGGTCGATCAGCTGGTCCTTCGCGTCCTTCCTCACCGCCTCCAGGTTCGCTTCCGCCCGCGCGATCTCAGCCTTTGGCGTCAGCGCCTTTACTCTTGCAAGATCTTCCTCCGCCGTCCTGATTAAATCTCTGAAACCACTTCTCTTCGCTTCCCTCAGCGCTTCTTCCGCTTCTGCAACACTTCTCTCGTAGGCGCCATTCTTCTTCCCCTTCTTCGCGACCTTCACCGCCCGCTTCGCCGCCGCCACCCGCTCCTGCAGCGCGTCGTCGATGATGCTCACCGCCGGCCCCTCCTTCGAGTGCAGGTTAAGTATCATCCGCCGCTTCGCAGCCCTGAATTTCCCCTTGTAGTTGTCCCATGAGAACATCCCCTTGTAAGGTTTGTTCCAGTCCCAACTTCCAAAAGGCCTGTCGATCTCCCTCTCCAGCGCACGCAGCTCCACCTGCGCCTCGTGCGTCCACTGCTCGCGGATCTTCGCCATCACCTCCGTCGGCGCGTCGGCGTTCGCGATCCGCGCGTACGCATTCGCCAGCGCTTCGTTCGCGCCCATCGCATCCACGATCCGCCTGAACGCCGCCGGCGCCCGCTCCCTCAGCGTCTCCGGCGCCGCCAGGAACATCCCGAACAGCTCCCCGGCCAGACCCTTCGCGTCCTTCGCGAGCGCCGTCTTCGCGCGCGCCTCCTCCGCTTCCGCCGCCTTCAGCCCTTCCTCCCCCTTCTCACGCGCGATCCCTTCGTACTCCTCTACGCCCTTCACGTCCCCGCGCCACCATGCCGCCGCATCGACAGCCTGCTTGAGCGCGCTTCCGATGAGTTTCGGATCCTCCACGTCGCCGCCGGCTTCATCCAGCTGCTTCCTCAGCTCCTTCACGATCCCCTCGCCCACCGTCCTGAGATCCTTCAGCGCCGCCGCGCCCTCCTTCCCCGCCGCCGTGCGCAGCTTCTCGCTCATCGGCATCTCCATGACGAGCCGGCCGATCTCGTGCGCGAGCGCGTTCGTCGCCACGCGGTTCCCGCCCGGCTCCAGACCTTTCGACCGCCGGTCCGCCAGTGTGCCCAGCCTGTCCTCGAGACGCATCTCGCTCAGCTGCCGCTCCGCCTCGCACTCCTTCTTCGAGTGCTTCATGTTCCAGATGGGATCCTCGTTGCGGAACATCCCCTCCTTCTTCATCTCCTCCTTTTTCTGCGCACGGTCCGTCTCGTCGATGATCCCGAACGCCTCCGGATTCAGCTCCACGTCGCTCCCCTTCGTGAGACGGCTCACCCACGCCGCGCCCTTCTGCTTCGCCTCGATGAGCACCTCCGGCAGCTTCGGGTTGCTCCTGAGCGCGCGGTACAGCCCCACGAGCCCGCTCATCGGCAGCGCCACCGGATTCGCCACGCTCCTGTCGTCGCTCGGCGCGACCCGCTGCGCCGCCAGCAGCTCCGCGCCCGCCGCCGCGCCAGGCTCGCTCGCCTCGCCCGCTTCGCCGCCCGCCGCCGCCACGCGCACGCGCCCCTCGCGCACCGCCTTCAGCGCGCGCTCCGTCCGCTCGATCTCCTCCTCCGCCGTCCTTCTCTGCGGCCTGATCTCCGCACCCCCTTGCGCCGCTTCCCCGCCTGTGCTATAATCCGCGCCATCTTGATTTCGGTGGAGAGCGTGCCCTTCCGCAGTCCGATCCGAAATCACCTCCTTGAGGGTGGCGGTATCGCCGGGGAGGAATCCTCTATCCTGCATTCCCGTGATGTAGCGCAGATCCACGCGCAGGTTTCCGTCTGCATCCGGCTCCGTCACGAGATACGCGTAGCGACTCTTCGTTTTGCTTTCCGCTTTTTTCGTCTGCTTGTAGAAGATGATTCGGCCTTCCTGTGCCTTCACCTTGTCAGCCTTGATGATCGCTTCGATGTTTGGCAGCACGATGTCTATGCTTCTTCCGTCGAAAGAGCGATACCTCGCTTCACCGCTTCCGCGCGTGTGCGTTATCAGATGAAGCGCATATTCACCCCATGCCGCCGCCTCGTCGCCGCCGTATGCCTCCACCGTTCTCGCATCTGGCTGGAAGTACAGCACCCCTCCCGTCGGCAGTTTGTACTCCTTATTCGCGTACTTGTCGTACACCTTCCTCGCTTCTGTTGCAAGCCTCCGCGCATCCTTTTCCGATTCCCTGTACTGGATTGCACCATCGCTGCGCTTCAGGCTTCCGCTTACAAGTCCTTCTATGCGTTCTCCTACCTTCTTGCCTTCCGGCCTCTCCTCCGGCTTCAGTTTCCTCTGGTAGCGGATGTCCTGCTTCCAGTCATTGAAGCGTTTCGAGAGCGGAATCAGATTGCCCGCGTCGTCGTAGGTCGGGCCGAGCAGCTTGCGGTTCGCCAGCGTGTTCTTGTACACGCTTCCCTTGCCGTCGTCAAATCCCCATTCCGCGATGTCGTTGCCGTCCCACCAGACGTCCTCGACCGAGACTTCCTGCTCGATGATGCGCGACTTCTCCCAACCGTGGATCCTCGCGTTCTCCTCCGCGTAGGCGCGGCTCGGCGTGATCCAGTCGCCGTTCCGGAACTGCCCCTCCTTCACGTCGGCCGGGACGCTGCGATACATCGTTATCGTGTCCTTGCCGTCTTCGAGAACGCCGCGAATGTTCCGTATCGCCTCCTGGCGTTTCGTGTCGGCGTTTCTTTCCGAGCGTGGATCGAACACGATGAACTGAAGATTGTTTACGTCTATCCCGTCGCGGAAGTCGCCGAGCGTCGTAGTATCCTCCATTTCTCCGTTCTTCGTCGCCTCGATGCGCTCCGCCTTGGTCTCGAAGTAGGCGTTTCGGCTCGGTGCCGGGCCGTTGAACGCGCTCGTCCCCTGGTAGCCGGAGTCGTCTGAGTAGCCCATGCGCTCGTAAACTTCGCGCTCCATGCGCCGCACGGTCTCCATGTCGCCGCGCTTCACAGCCTCCTCATACGCGGCATCCTCTTCCGGCGTCACTTTTCTCTCTTTCGCCTGCTTTGCGCCGCCCCCTTGCGCCGCTTCCCCGCCTGTGCTATAATCCGCGCCCATTGAAGCACCGATTCCTCCGTGGGCAGTCGAACCCCTTAGTAGCGGGTGGCCCACAGATGCGTTCTGCGCATTTGCTGCGGAAAGGGTCGGTGTTCCAATTTCCGTCAGGTCATAGACGATTCGTTCTCCGTTCTTCTCCGCTACAATCAGTTCGCACGGGTAGATTTCGTGCGCACCGTCTTCCCTCTCAACTGCGAACCGTGTCTTTGCCCTATAGAACGTCGCTCCCTTCTTCCATTCCGCATTCAGGTGCTTCGGCATCTCTTTTGCGCCGAGCTGCGATGTTGCGATGATGTCGTCCGTCACGCTCATCCCCGCGACCGTTCCGCGCCACAGCCTCTTCGCCGCCTTCCCTCCTTCAGTCCTGTTTCCTCGAGCATGCTCCGAGTTTATCAGATGCTCCACGCTTGCCTGCGAGATTCTCGTCAGCTTCGATTCGCCTATCTGCGCCGCCGATTTCCCCACGAGCGGCGCCAGCGCTCCCAGCACCTTGTCCGGATCGCGCGCCTCCCTCAGCGAAAGCGGATATCCCTCCACCACCGCCGTCTCCTTGCCGCCTATCAGCTTCCTCGCGTATCTCACCTCCCCGCTCTGCCCCTCTGCGCCCTTTGCGTTCTTTGCGGCTTCGCCGCCTCCAAGCCGCTTCCCTTCGATCATCCGGTCCGCGAGCCACGCCATGCCCTTCTCCGGCGTCATCCCCTCCAGCGCCTTCAGGTCGATTCCGTCCTGATTCGCGGCCTCCGCGCCGCGTAATCCTCTCACCATGCCCCGCCACGCCTCGGCGATCATGTCCTTGAGGCCCTGCCACCAGCTCTTCGCCTCCGGGCTGCGCTCCAGCATCTCGCCGAACTTCTCGCCCATCTCCTTCTCGAACCGCCCGGCCCCGATTTCGTCTAAGAGCGCGTCCGGGTTCTTCGCGAAGTCCGGGTACGCCGCCTCGATCTTCGCGCGCAGCTCCGGCGGACAGCTCTGCGCGTACGCGTTCATCTTCTCCAGCAGCTCCGGCGAGTTCCGCTCCGCCCACTGCCGCGTCGCGTGCCACCCCAGCTCGTGCGCCACCGTCTTCGCGTCCGCGTTCCCGAAGAGCACCACCTCGTTCCGCCCCCGGTCCCAGTAGCCGCACACCTGCCCTTCCGCGTCCTTCAGCGTCCGCGCGTCCGCGCCCTTCCCGACGGCCCCCTCCGCCGCCGCGCGCCGCTCCTCCGCCGTCCCGCGCCGCACAAGGATCCCAGCCTCCTCGCCGAAGAGCGTATCCGCCATGCCCTGGCCGCTCGCCACCATCTCGTCCGCGCGCTGCTCTTTCAACCGCTCCGTCCGCTCCTCAAGCGCCCGCTGCAGTTCCGCTCCCTGCTGATCGTTTTTGAAATCCGGCACCTCACCTTCCTTGTGCTCCGCCACCCACCTTTCCGCCAGCTCCGCGCGCTTCTTGTACTCCTCCGTCTCCATCTCCGCGCGCCGCTCCGCCATCTCCCCGTCGCGCTTCAGCTCGAACGCCAGGCGCCGCACCTCGCGCATCGGCATGTCCGGCGGCAGACCCGCCGCGTCTAATTGCGCCTTCGTCAGCGTGCCGCCCTCGCGCGCCACGCCCTCCACCACGCCCATCGCGTCCGCGTTCTGCGCCGCCATGAACGCGCGCCCCTTCGGCGTCGCGATGAGCTGCCGAACCGCCGCCGCCGTCTGCTCGCGCGCCTCCTTCATCGAGAGCGCAAGCTCGCCCCCGCCCATCACGCCCTCCATCAGCGCGCCCTCGCCGGCTCCGTGCAGCCCAGCCTTCAGCCCCACCGCCAGACGGTCCCAGACGTCCTTCTCCCACTCCGGCTTCAGCTCGACGTCAGGATCTCTCCCTTCCGCCGCCGCCTTCGCCTGCTCCGCCTCCCACGCGTCGATCTGCCCCTTCGCCGCCGCCAGCTCCTCGTCGCTCATCTCCTCCACCGGCTTCACGCTCTCGTCCGCGTACTGCTTCACCACCGACGACAGGAAGTCCTGCGCCCCCATTATCCCGCCCGCCTTCACCGCCCCTTTCGCCCGGTTCACCAGGATCTCGCTCACGCTCCCGTTCCGCACCGCCTTCACCAGGCTCTCGAAACCCTTGATCCCCTTTCCGATCCCCTCCTTCGTCAGCCGATCCGCCATCGGACCCTGCATCTCCGGGATCTTCAGCATCCGGTTAAGGCTCTTGTTCGCGAACAGCTTGAACCCCAGGAAGTTTATCGCCCCGTCCGTGGCCGCCTCCGCGAGCGCACGCCCTTCGCTCTGCCCGCTCGCCATCGCGCGGTCGTAAGTGTCAACCGCCGCCGAGTTCCCGAAGATGAACGGCAGCGCCGCGTTGTAAACCTTCGCCGCCTTCCCGATGAGACCCGGCGCCTTCGCCAGCGCCCCCGGCCCCATCATGCCCCCCAGCATCCCCGCGATCCCTGTGATCTTCGCCCCCGCGTCCCCGAGCTTCGTCCCCCAGTCCTCGTACCCGTGGTCCAGCGCCTCCGATCCCCACTCGTTCCATCCCTTCTCCGCTGCGTCCGCCAGACGGTGTATCCCGTCCCATCCCAGCATCCTCACCGGCGTCCCCACGAGCTTCGCCGCCCCGATGAGCGGATCCACGATGAGTCCCCCCACGCCCGCCTTCACCGCCCTTCCCGCGCCCTTCAGCGCTCCCGTCGCTGCGCCCTCGATCGCGCCCATCGCCGCCGCTCCGGCCACACTCCCCATCTCGAGGCGCTCCTCCGTCCCGTCGGCATGCTGCACCGTCGCCGCCGTCGGCGCTTTCTCCTCTCCGCGCACCTGGCGCTGCTTCTTCGCAAAGAACGCCTCGACTCTCCGCGCCTTCTCCTCCGGCGTCAGCTCCACCTCATCCACCTTCACCTCATTCTCCATCTTTCACTTCGCTCCTTTCAGTCGCTCGTTCAAATGTAAAGTGTAAAATGTAAAATGTAAAGTGCCTGGTGCTTGGTGCTTGGTGCAGAGTGCTTAGTGCGTGAGCTTCGCACAAGGCACCAGGCACCAGGCACCAGGCACCAGGCACCATTTTACATTTTACATTTTTCATTTTACATTCCCCTCACACTCCCATCCCTCTCTGCTGGTATGTGTTCCTGATCTGCTTCGACCGTGCATTCACCTCTCCCGTATCCACGCTCTCTCCTGCACGAATATTGAACTTCTCCACCTCTGACAGGCCGCCTTTCTTATCCCCCTGCTGCTTGTTCCGCCGCTCGATGATCTCCGCAGCCTCCTCCGCGCTCAGTCCCGCGCCCGCCAGCGCCTCCAGCATCTCCTGCGCCTTCTTCGGATTGTTCGCCAGCATCTGGTTTCCTCCTATCGCCGCCGCGATCCGCGTATCCTTCGCCATCGCCGCCGCTGTCGTCTTCGCCTGCGCCTTGATGCGCTCCTGCTCGATCCGCGCCTGGTTGTTCTGCTCGGCGATCTTCGCCGCCGCTTCTCCTTGCGCCTGCGCCTGCGCCACGCGCCCGCCTTCGTTGAAGTAGTCATCCTTGTCCCAGAACCCCCATTCGCGCTTCGAGTTTTCTTCCGACACCTGTGCGTTCCGCCCGGCGATCCACTTCTCCGCCTCGGCCTTCTGCTTCGCGATCTCCAGCGCGCTCTGCGCCTGCGCCTGGATCCCGGCCAGCGTCTTGTCGGCTCCGTACTTCGTCGCCTCGGCGTTTATCCCCGCCGCAGTCGATCCCGCGTCGCGCTTCCCCATCCAGTCGTACTCCGCCACCTTCTCCGCGCCGCCGGCGTGGTGCACCCCGTACTCATCCGTGTATCCCCACTGCCCGCGCGCCGTCTGCTGCGACGCGTCGAACCGCCGCGCATCCTCCTTCTGCCGGTAGTAGTCGTCCACGGTCCGCTTCTCCCACGGATTGAAGCTCCCCGGACTTCTTGCGATCTCCGACCTCCTGTTCGCCATCGTCAGCGCATGCTGCGCCTCCCGCCGCTCTCTGTCCTCATCAGCCTTCCGCTTGTAGTATTCGCTCATCGTCTCCGCCATTTTCTCATCTCCTTTTTTTGTTGTTGTTCTGTTGTTCTTTTCTCAATGCACCAAGCACCATGCACAAAGCACCAAGCACCCCTCCCTTACCCTTCCTCCGGCTCGCTCGCCGGAAAGTCATGCTCGATCAAAATATAGGCTTCTCCCAACATCAAGCTCTGGTCTTTCGTTCCCTCCACCCTCGTTGGCTCGCCGTAGTACGTCTCTCCATGACTTCCAAGTATCTCCTGCGCGATCGTTGCGCCCGCAAGATCTTGCCAGCTCACCTTCGCCAATCCGCTTTCCGCCTCTCTTTGCGTAACCCCGCATTCAATTACCTTCAGATCTATCCAAGCCTTCCCCCTCTCGGTCGATATTCCTCCGTCCACATCCGTCCGAATCGGCAGGATCAACCATGCTTTCACCGCGTATGGATATGCTCTCGTCTTCAGCCCTTCCTCGAACTCCATCACTGACGAACTATTATCAGTACCTCTGAACCAGTAGAGAAGATTGTAATTCATGTTCCAAGTTCCGTATCTCTCATACGGATCTTCTCCATCTGGCCAGTTCTTGTCATGCCATCTTCCCCTTCTCGTCCACAAAACGTTTGCGAATACTCCCTCCAGCGTCCGCTTCAGCTTCCCCATGTTCTCATAGGCCATCTCCAACCTCTCCAGCTTCAGCGTCCGCCCCGCATCGAAATTTCCAAGCGCGACCTCATCCCCCACCAGTTCCGCTATTGCGCCTTCCACCGTCGGCGGATTGTCTCCGATGAGCGCCGCCCTGTCCGCCACCGGCACGATACCCTCCGTGATCTCCTTGTCCGCGTCGCGGTAGTCCCTCCACGTTCCGCTGCACACCGCGCTCTCGAACGTAGCCTTTCTCAGCCACCTTGATGGCGCCGCCGCCTTGTTCGCCTTCGCCGCCGCGTTCGCCGCCTGCGTCCAGTTCTGCCGCTCCAGCTTCCCCTCCTTCAGGAACAGCAGATCCTCGTACTTGAGCGCCCTCTTCGCCCCGCCCTCCCTCACCGGCAGAATCTCACCCTTCACGAAGCGCTCCAGCCCCGTCACGTCCACCATCTCATAATCCGCCACGCTGTCGATCATTTCACGTCGTTCCTTTCAGTCGCTCGTTCAAATCTAAAGTGTAAAGTGCTTGGTGCAGAGTGCTTGGTGCAGAGTGCTTAGTGCGTGAGCTTCGCACCATGCACCAGGCATCAGGCACCATTTTACATTTTACATTTTACACTCTCCATTTTACACTCTCCATTTTACACTCTCCATTTTACACTCTCCATTTTACATTTTACATTTTACACTCTCCTCACTCCCATGCCTGAACCACGAAAGCCCACCTCATGTCGTCCGTCACCTCCCCGTCCGCCACCGTGTAGATCGGTATGTACCTCACCGTGTCCGAATCCATGCCGGACTTCGCGATCTCCGCCGTGTCCGCTTCCTCACCCAGCGTCACCTTCACCGCGTAGTCCCCGTTCCTCAGGTTCTCGCTGCTCGCCGCCACCGGCACCCAATGGCCGCCCACCATCACGCCGCCTGCGCCGATCTGCTTCTTCTCCGCGTCCCATTCGAACATGCCCCCAGATCCCCCGCCTATCGGCACGATCGGCGGCATCCCCACGTCGAACATCGGAAACGAGATCATCCCCTCCGTGTTCAGCTCCGTCTGGGCGCTCCCCACCTTCGCCTCTACCGCCGCCAGCCGCGCCTCCAGCATCTTCATGTCATTCTCTTCGCTCATGTCACGTCTTGCTCCGCGCCTACATTTATGTTCGTGTACTTGATCCCATAGCTTCCGTTGTCGTGGCTGTGGAACCCGAGTCCGCTCTCCGCGCCGTCCAGCATGATCGTGTGCAGGTTCCCCGCCTTCTCGCGCCGGCACGTGAAATGCGCCGTCACTTCACGCCTCTTCATCTTCCCTTCCTTGTTCTGGTAGTACATGTACCGCTTCTCCGTGCCCGAGATCGACTCGCTCTGATCTCCACTGTCGTCCGTCTTCTTTCTTTCCGTCGTCGTGACCACCGCGTCGATCAGCCCGAACTCGTTGATGCTCAGGCTGAGGTTCGCCTGGTACTTGCCGCTCGGCACATTCGGTACGCTCGACCAGTTCCTGTACACGTCCACCGAGTGCGTATAGTTGTATTTGTCGTCTTTTGTCGTCCAGGACTTCCCCTCGTGTTTCGCCTTCGCCGTTCTAACGATCTTCGTAGTTGTCGCGCTGCCGTGCTCGTTCGGGTTCGCGCGGCATGTCACCGTCTTCCCGGCCGCTGCCGTCTCGTTCGGCGCCTCCGTGTCGTTGATCGCGCTCGTCTCCACCTCGTCGTAGAGCGCCGTGCCGCCGCGCGCCGTCCGCACCGCCTTCCTGTGCGTGACCTTGCGCTTCCTCGTCGTCATCGAACCGTGCTCGTTCGGGCTTATTTCGATCTCGATCTCCACGTTCGCCGCCGGCGCGCCCTGCGGCGCTTCTGGCTGGTTTATTCCGCTCTCCAGCTCCACCGCGCGGCTCACCGCCCCGCCCACCGCGACCTTCTTGACCGGCTCGTGCTCGACCTTCACCACCGTCCCGTCCTTCAGGCCGTGTTCGTTCGTCCGCACCTGCGCGGACACCTCCACGTTCTCCGCCGGCGCGGGCGGCTCGATCTTCGGCGCGTTCCGGTACTCCGTGCGCGTCTCCTTCCTGTGTAACGTTCCCGCCTTCGTCACGTCCTTCACCGCGATCCCCGTGTCCGTCGCCTCCGTGACGTCGAACGTCCCCTCTTCCGTCCGGCGCACCTCCCTGCGGTGGATTGTCCCGTTCGCCACCTCCTCCGCGTCCGCCTCGCCCGGATCCTCCGCCACGTTCTCCGTCCGGCTGTGGACGTGCCCGAGCGCCGTCTTCTGGCAGCTCTCATGGATCTTCCCCACGGGCGTCGGGTCCACGCTCTCCAGTGTCTGCGTCCACCGTCCGCCCTCGGTCCGTTCGTTGCGCACCGTTTCGCCGATCTTGAGGTTCGCCGCCGCCGCCTTCTCCGCCATGCTGCGGTTCACCGTCGTCCTCCGCGTGCCCCGGAGCATCTTGCGCACCTCCTCCACCGCGCCCTGCACAGGCTGCTCCTCGCGCGTCTCCGTCTCCACCTCGGCGGTGCCGTCCTCCATCTTCCGCACCGTCTCCGTGGTCACCTTTCCGTCTGCCGCAGCCGGCGCGTCCGGCGTCGGTGCCGCCGTGCCGTCCACAACCTCGGTTTTGGAGTGCCCATGCTCAAAAATTGACTTCCGGCACGTCTCGCGGATCTTCCCCGGCGGCGTCGCCTCCGTGACCGTCTTCGTGCGGTTCCAGCGCCCGCCCGGCGTTTTCTCGTTCCGCACGCGCTCGCCCACCTTGAGTCCCTCCTCCGCGAGCTTCGACGGCATGTTCCGGTCCTCCACCGTCCTGGTCTTCGCCCGCAGCGTGCGCTCCACCGTCACCGCAGCGCCCTCCACCGGGCGCTCCGTCACCGTCTCGTTCGTGACGTCGCTCGTGCAGTCATCGTTCTTGCGCACCTGCCGCTTCACCAGCACACCGTTCCCCGCGCTTGCCGCCTTGCCCGCCGCCTCCCCGGCCCTTACGCCGAGGTGCTGCTCCTCCGTGCGCGCCTCGAACTCCGTCACCTCTGCCGTGTACTCCTCTACGTCCTGGCGCACGCGCTCGCGCCGCACCACGCAGCAGCTCCAGAGCCCCGTTTCGTCGTCCCGCGAGATCTGCTCCAGCGTGTACCCCACTCCGCTTGTCCCCTGCGGCACCTCCGGCAGCGTCTCCACCTTCCAGTGGTACGTGAACGACACCCGGTACCGGCATCCGTTCTCCACCGTGTACGGCCCGTCGCCCGCTCCGCCTTCCTTGCACTTCTGCAGCGCCTGATACACGCGGATCAGCTTGAGCTTCGTGCGCTCGTCCGCCTGACCTTCCTGCTGTTCGTACCACGCGCTCACCGGCTTCCATTCCGCCGACAGCTTCGCTGGCCGGTTGTACACCGTCGCCCCCTCGTAATGCCGCAGATCATCCTGATTCGCGGCCTCCGCGCCGCGTACATCGAATCCGTGCACGCTCTCCGGCATCTTCAGGAATTCCAGCAGCCCCGCCGCGAAGTCCGGATCCGCCGGCGCCGTCTCCACGTACCGGATCAGCGTATCGCCGTGCCACTCGTACTTCCAGCTTCCGCGCCGCTGGTACTGCCAGTACTGCCGCGCGCTCCACTCCCAGAACCTTATGCACTCATTTATCGACATATCCACACCTCCTTTGAATGTAAAGTGTAAAGTGTAAAATGTAAAGTGCTTGGTGCTTGGTGCAGAGTGCTTGGTGCGTGAGCTCCGCACAAGGCACCATTTTACATTTTACACTTTACACTTTACACTTCAACAATATCCTCCCATCTCCGCGTCGTTCTCGCCGCCGAAGTCCAGGAACCTTTCGCAAAGCGTCTGGAGCTCCGTCTCGGCGGCGGCCTGCGTCTGGTACCGTCCCTGCTCGGCGGTCTGGATCTCGCTCGCCGCGAGGAGGGTGAAGTACTTCACCCAAGTCGATGAGAGCCTTACCGGGATCCATTTCGCGCCGTCCGCCGCCGGGTTGACGCCGCGCGTCGCCGCGCTCGTCGCCATGTAGCACTCCTTCCGGTCCGTGATGTACGCGAGATCGCCCGCCGCGTATTCGTCCTCCGCGCTCCACTCCGTGAACGTGATCTCGCACGGCTGCGGGATGAACCTCACGAACACCCCCACCGGCGCGGGTGCGGGGATCGATACGCCCATCTCCGACATGCGGCACCCCTTGATCGGCGCCGCGTCCGGGCAGTACTTCGGGTCCGCCGCGTACGCGAACTCCTGCACGTCCACTCCGCCAGGCTCTATCGCCGTCGCCTCCCACGGCTGCTCCCACTCGATGAACGCCGCCACCTCCTCCATCTTGAGCCGCCGCCACGCGCTCCCTTCGCCCGGCACCGTCTGCCCTGCGCCCGCCTCCGCGCTCTCAAGCCGCCAGTACGCGCCGTCCCAGTAGCATTCCTGCATCTCGCACCAGTCCTCCGCCGTCGTCCACGTCGGCCTGTACCGGCGGTACTCCACGCGCCGCATCTGTGGGAAGCGCTCCGCGACGATCCGCGCCAGCCCGGCGTTCACCGCCATCGCCGCGAGCATCCGCCAGTTCACCGGCACCGCCATCATCGACGGGTCGAAACCCGCCATCCTCACCGCGTTCTCCAAAACGATCCCCGCCTTTACGCTCTTGCTCATTTCACTTCTCTCCTTTCCTTAGTTGGTGCCTGGTGCTTTGTGCCTTGTGCCTTGTGCGAAGCTCACGCACCAAGCACTAAGCACCAAGCACCACCTTCTCCCATCCTCCCTTGCGCCAGCGCATCCATCCCTTTCCGGACACATAGCGCCTGCTCACCTTCCCGTGGCGGTTGCGGTGCCCGTTCAGCGAGTCGCCGGACTCCGGCTTTCCGTCGATCATCATCCAGGGGTTCGCGCGCTCCATGTCCTTCCAGTAGCCTTCCGCCGCCGCCGAAAGCACCTCCGGCCCTTCCGTGCGCACCGCCTCCGCCAGCGCCTCGTAGTGGACGCTTCCGCGCTTCCGGAACCTCCCGTTCCGCCCCAGCGCGTCCCGCCGCTGCCGTTCGCGCGCACAGGCGCGCATGGCGGCGTCCTTCGCGCGCGCCATGCCCGCCTTCCGCTCCCCGTAGGTCGCGTCCTCGTATGCCTTCCTTATCACCATCTCACTTCTCCGTGCAACTTCCGTCCGCTCAAACCCCCTCAACACAATCCGTGCAGTTGCCGAGCGCGTCACACGATATGCAGGTAGAGCCGTCCGTCACCGTGACTGTCTGTGCAGTCTTGTCGGCAATGACCGAGGACTTGGCCGGATCGCCTCCCCTGTCCTTGAAGTATTTGGCTATCTTGTCCGCCACGGCTCCTGCCGCCGTGTTTGCACCCGCTGTCTGGATTGTCGCGTAGGCCTTGGCGCAGGCGTTCACCAGATTCACCGATCCGTCGAAGATAGTCTTCACCATCACAATCGCGTTCGTCGAGAGATCGCGGTCGTAGGCGTCCAGGCCAAGATGGACTGTCCCGTTCGTCGAGACGCCAATCGTAAGCCCCTGCAACGACTCCTTGGCATACAACGGCGAGCGAGCCGTTGCGTACCATCCGCCGGACGTGACCATGTAGCCCGTGTTGATGATCCTGTCCTCACCATTCACCGTGACCTTCGCCTGAATTGGGTGCGCCACTTCAGGATTCTTCTCCGCCGTGATGCGAGTCTGGCATCCAGCAGCAATCGCGGCGACAGCCGCAAGCATTATCAGTTTCTTCATTATTCGTTTTCCTTTTTTGGTTCAAGCTCCAACGCCCCGTGCGTAAGAGCAAAGCATCTTTCGTCCATCGTGTGACCGCGCCACGCGATCCATCCGAACCAGCGCACCACCTCGTATTCGGTTGTGCGGCAGACCCATGTAATCCCGACGAGTCTGCAGATCTCGCGGTATATGGCGTCCGCGTCCGCCCGGTTGCAAGCCTGTGCCGCGTAGATCCAATCGTGCGCCAACGCCGCCGCAATGCGCGGCGCCTCCAGCGGATGTCCACACACCCGCCACAACGCTCGCGGAATGCTTGCACCATCGAAGACGAAACCGGCCTTTACCTCGATGTAGAAGATGCGCCCGTCCGGGAGCATGCCTTCCACGCGCCAGTCCGTCTGCAGGATGGCGGTCGATCCCTTCGCCACCTTGACGTCCGGCATTTCGACGCTGCCGTATCTGGTCGGCGGCAGCTCCATCAGCCGGCGCCTCCCGTTCGCCAGAAGCAAAGCAGCCGCAGAGCGCTCTCCCCGCCGCAGAGCAGCGAGACGAGGAGTATGAGGCCCACGCCAGCAATGATAAGCCCCTGCCGCTTCACCCGTGCGCCCGTCTTACATTGGCAGTCCACCATCGCGATCATGGCAAGCGTCATGGCGTCCGTGCGCGCCTCCGGCGTCTTGGCGCTTTTGAGATTTGCGGTCAATGTATCAGCGAGCGTCTTATCCATGTCACGTCCCCGGCTGTATAACCACCGTCACCTCGTTCGTCTTGGCCGCTTCGCGCTGCGCCGCGCGGAGCGCCGCCAGCTCAGGCGGCAGGTTGGCGCGCTCCCATGCCGCAATCGCCTCCTCCGCCCTTCGCTGCGCCTCGCGCCGCGCCCGATCCGCCGCCTCCGGGTCTCGGCCCGGCGGAATGCGCGTCGCCGCGTTGGTGTAGGCGTAGCCGTCGGCGTAGAGGTCCACGCGCACCAGCTGCGTGCCGTTGGTTATGATGTACTGGGCGAGCCTGTCCCCGTGCCACTGGCGGCGGCCGGCATCGTTGGACATGTCACGCACATACTTCGCGGGGAGCAGCGCGTCGGGCGCGGTGTCGCGCGCGGCGGCGAGGAACGCGTCCACCTCCTCGTGCGTCGCAAGGCCGGAGGCGACCACCTTGTTCGTGATCGCGGCGAACTGCGGATAATCGTCGGAGAAGTACGAGGCGGCCTGCCATTCGTCGACGAGCCCGGCCTGTTCGATCCACGCCTTGACCGTCTCCCACTTTCCGGCCTGCTTCGCGGCCAGCACAATCCCGAGCTTCGAGTATTGGACGGCGTGCGCCTTGGGGGCAAGCGCAACGCCGAAAAGCAGCAGCAAAAGAAGTGCCCGTATTTTCCGCGACCGGCGGCGCGTTGCGGTACTCATTCGCCTGTTGCAGGGCTGCACGGAGTGCATTTCATCAAATCGTTTCATGGGGTGTCTCCTTTCGTGACTGTCTTCGTGTTCGGAAATGCCATCTTGCCGGGCGCGCCGGGGATCTCGAACCCCTTGACGCTCCACACGCCGTTCGTGTGCACGATGGGTTCCGGGATGTATTTCGCCGCGACCATGAACGCATAGTTCGTGGCGTTCGGGAAGGGGATGTCAAGCGGGAACTCCCGGAGCCTGTACGGCCCCTCCTCCGCGCGCACCAGCTGCACCCAGTCTTCCGCGTTCGTCCGCGACAGCTCCCGCGACCAGATCATCACCTCCGTCGATTGCGGCACGAAAGCGTACCGCGCCTCGACCGCCACGTGGATCAGGTCGTTCGTCACGTACGAGCCCGCATCCCGGATGTACGGATCATCCACGGCGATCTTCGTCTTCGTCCCGCCGACGAGTGCGGCGATCAGCGCGACGATTGTAATCACGCGGGACTTGCGCTTCGACTTCCAAACCTGCCACGAATTGAGGCAGTTCACGACCACAACGCCCAGACAGATCGCAAGCAGCGCCCAGACGCAACCCAAGAGCACGCCGCCCTCTATGGCAAGCGCAAGGTCTTTCACTGCATGACCTCCCACGTGACCGCGCCGTTGCTGTACACGGGCCGGACCTTGTGGATGCCGTCGGTGCACATGATCCCGCCGGAGACGTCCACCGGCGCGCCGTGCCTGACCAATGTCGAGCCGGGCTGCTTGTACGTGAACTTGAAGAAGCCTTGGTTGGCGATGCTTTGGGGCAGAAATATCCGACATAGCCAACCACCGCTTGGGCCAATCCATTCTACAGTGCCTTGTCCGTATTCAGACGCCAGCTCCGTCTCCGACCTCCAGCCCACCGCATCGTTCAGGCTCCGCCGGTAGTACATCGTCGGATGCTCGGCGCTCACCACGTTCACCGGGATGACGATGACCTTGAGCTCATAGTCATCATACACCGCGATTCCATCGGCATACGCCCCGACGGTGACGGCATCGGTCTTCTCGATGGAGAGTATCTCCGTGCCGTCGTCGGCCGAAATGCGCAGGTAGGCGTTCGTGGTCGGGTCGAACTGCATCATTCCGTTGCCTGAGAGCACCCAGATCGCGCCGCCGGAATGCACCACTTTCGTGTACTCCAGCCCACCGGCGATCACCGTCGTGGGCGTGGATATCCACGTGGTGTTCGAGGGCGCCTCCACGCCGAGGCCGGATGTGACGCCGCTCCACGCGCGCGGCGCGTAGGTGGAGGCGGCGCGCCGCTCCGCGTTCGCCACGGCCCCGTCCGTGTAGCCGGTGGCCGCCGCAAGCGTGCGGGCGAGGTTGTTCGTCTCCGCCCAGACGGTGTGGTAGGTGTTGCTTTCGTCGAGCTGGAGGAGCCGAAGCTTCGGCGAATGGACCGCGCTGTTGTAGTTCGTGACCTCGAGGATCACGTTCGAGCTTGTGTAGAGCCGCGTCACGAGCGCGCTTTCGTTTGACACGGCGGCGAACTCACTCTTCGTGGCGAGGCGCGAGAGGTCCACCTCCGGGATCGCGTCGATCGCCTCCTCCATCTCCGCGCGCGTGACGTGATTTGTCGGCAGGTCGACAAGCCGCGCAAGGCCGAGGGCGTTGCGGGTGATGCGTCGGCGAGTGGCGGTCATAAACCCCACATCGACGTCATCGTACATGTCATATATTGTCCCGCTCACATCCATCGTATTTTCGGCTGCCTGAATCGCCACTTCGTGGGTCACGTTCTCGATTATGATATTGGAGACGCGGTACTTTTCGCTATGCGTCGGCGTGCTTCCCCAGATGACGGCACGGCAGCTCCAGAGACCGTTTATTTCATACACCTCCATATCGACATAGTATGTCGCGCTCGCATCCAAGTCGCCCGAGAACGCCCACTCGGTAAGCTCCAACACCTCATTGGTCACGATGTTGCACACGTCGTTCGTTGTTGTCGCCGCATCGAGCTGCGCGAAGATCTCGTCGGCTGTGCGTATCTCTTCTGTGTCCCTGTCCGAAAGTGCAGTTGCATAGCGCACTCTAATCGTCCCGTCCGAGTATTCCATGCGAAGATTTTCTGTCGCAGAATCCGCGTAGTTGGTGGCGGCCTCTGCCACATCGTGCAATTTGTACGAGATGGAGGTATTCAGCTCGTTTGTCGCGCTGTCCGTGTAGTTTGTGGCCGGCGCGAGCGATGTGGGCGGCGAAAGCTCCTCTAACCTCGCCAGCCTATCAACGGCGTTCGTCACTCTTGCAACCGTCACCGTTGTAACAAGTGGCGAAACAAAATGCAGCCAGCCGTTTTCGTCCGCGATCTGGTACCATCCGTTTTCCGTTATCTGCCCTGGCGTCACCATCACGCCGTTCAGTTCAACCTTATCTGCCAGCAGCCTCCATTTTCCTTCTCCGTATGGCAGTTCCTCGCCGATCCATTCAACTTCAAGCGGCCCCGCTGCCGAGAGTACGTTCCTCATCCTCCACGTTCCAATTTCCGCGTTCTCATCCCCAGGTTCCCATCCGATGCTCCATCCTTGCCCGATCCAGTTTGTCGCCCCCA